CGAGGGCGACGAGCTATCGAGCTTCTTGAAATCGCAGGGGCGATTATAAAAGTTATCACACGCTGTCTCGGACCAAACCCACTCCCCTGTTCGGAGACAATGCGCTATTCGCTCACACTTGTTAACGACGCCCCGACGCCACTCTTCGATTTCTTCGCGATTAAAATTGGGGTAGGCTCGAACGAATCGAGGTCTCTTTTTACCGCTTCGAGGATTGTCCGAAGGACGTAAACGTGAGCAGATATTGACGACGCAACGATCAACTCGTACTTGGTATCCGAGCGACTTTGCGATTGCTTCGCATGAGTGAACGTATCCGGACATTTGAGTAGATGGCTTGTAGCGACTCGTTGTAAAGCCATCGATTCGTGATACAGTTTTGTGGTCGACTGGAGTAAGCCGACCGTTTTCGACAACAACGAGGTCAGGCTTTCCAATCCAGTAGACGACGACGCGTGGTGATTCCCCAAGTAACACCTCCTTTTTCAAACCGAAACCTTGTTCGACGGCGATTATCTTCCAGTTAGACACGTCGATGAGATACTGCGAGTTGTAGTACTCTTGGAGCATCAGTACCGCTCCGGCTATGTCGCCAAAATCCTCAAACTTCTTAGGCTCAGCCAAGATGGATTTGTCGAGCTCGTTTTTGACCCACGCTCGCAGAGCGATATCTTGGATGTCGTCAGCTATGAGTGGCCGCTTGTCGCGTAGCGCGTTGTAGAAGTCCTCCATGACGTCGCTCCACCATGAGCCTATGGCCATAGCAAAGGGTTTCATGGCGTAGACACCCTTTGGGCGAAGGTTCTTCACGTGCTTGAGATAAAAGTAACGCTCGCAATGAGAGAAGCTTTTGAGCAGCGAAGCGTCGACAAAGAAGATGAATCGTCCTTTGTCTATCTCGTAGAAGCTGAAGCTCATTTGCTCGCCTTCTTTAAACTCTCGTACGCTTCACGGAGTTTAATATGGAAACTTCCCAGTAATCCGTTCCAGACGCAAAACCTTTCCCAAGCAGATTCAAAAGACAGCTCCCGAATCGCATCGTAGGTTGCGTCCTCTCCGACGTCCAGACCCATGTTGTTGGCTATGTCGGTTAGCACTTGGTCATTGACTTCATCTACGTTAATCACGTTTTACCTCCAAGAGTCTTCTTCAACGTCATAGCTACTTCGTAGGTGATGTTAAACGCTTTCATCAAACTCGCTATGTCGGGTGGTATCGCCCGCCTCGACGCGCTTACGAGATGTTTCTTCGAGTTAAGTCGAACCGATCCCTGTGTCAGCTTCTCCCTACGCTTTATAGCCGCGACATATCGCGAGTGCTTACGGTAGTCAAGCTCGTATTCCCTTGCTGAGATGGAAATGCGACTATAGTCGGCGGTTTTGATTGCGTCTTGAAGGAGCTTCTGTAAGCCGGCGATTTGACCTTCGAGCTCTTCGTCAGACATGTCCTTAATCATACGCAACGAGTTTGGCCAACCCTCACCGATGAGGCGTATACGCCGACCTTGATGCTTGGTGCCGTCCTCGTCGGTTAGAGCTTCGCGCTGTGTCGGCAACGAGCCGTGAACGAGGCAGTAATGCTTGTCACAGAAGTCCTGACCGCACTTCGAGCATATCGACGTTGAAGCGTCGCCACAGATTGTGCAGACACTACCGTTAACTAAGTTAACAGTTGCGTCGGCTATAGCCTGCTCCTCTGCCACGGCGTCAAGGTCTTCGGCAGAGGGGTCGCCTTTGTTTTCGTCTTCGAACATGCTACTCCTTAGGATTTAACTTTAATTCGACCGCTAAGAACTCCCTCAACAAGCTGTCGAAGAATCTTCGACGTGTCTCCATAGTGAGGGAACATCTTTTTGAGCTTTTCGTGTAAATCGCGGCGAAGCGGGAAGCTAACAATGGTGAAGAGCTTCGGGTTCAGTGGCATGGGCAATCGTACCACAAGCGGTTAGTAACTGTCAAGCACAAACATCTTGTTTGTTTTCAAGTAATTGCAAGGAAAATAGGGTATTAGTACGTAGCGACTGTGCTAGTCCCCATTTATCGTCAGCGAGCACGAGAAAGTGCCAGAAACTTTTGTAGTCTTCCTTCCATTGCGTAGGAAAGAGTATCCCGACTGCAACGAAAACCAAAACGTAGAGGGCAAGTCTAATCGGAAGCGTCAAGTAGAGTACAAGTTTCATTTGAACTCAAATTCTCCTTGTTGCATATTCGAGCGCCGCTTTGATGTCCTTAAGGTCCGCAAGTGGTGCGTGAATACGCTGAATGCCGGGTTTATTCGGGTTGATACAGAGCATGTCTCCACGGCTGAGCAAATGCTCTGCTCCAGAGGTGCCGAGTACGGTACGACTATCAGCTTCGCTTGGCAACCTGAAGGTAATCCTCGCGGGAAAGTTCGCCTTAATGTCACCCTCAACAAGTTTGACGCTTGGGCGTTGAGTCGACGCGATGATGTGTATGCCGGTAGCCCGAGCCTTTGCAGCGAGGCTCGCAAGCTTAGACGAGGCGACTTTACCGACAGTATCACGAGAACCTTCTTCGTACTGAGCGCGGTTGACAAGAATATCAAACAACTCGTCGATAAGCAGACAAATGTACGGCTTTTTAGCATAGGCTGTTGCTGAGTTATACTCAAGGATGTTACGGTGACCTCCTTTGCTGAAGAGTTTCAAACGCGCTTCCATCTCTACGATAAGGTCGTCGAACAGAAGCAAAGACTCGTTTATCGAGGTCGCTCTGCGACGGAAAAGGTGCTTCGAGTCGTCGAAATGAACCCACTCGACGCCTTTGATGTCGCTTAGAGCAAGCTGTAAGTCGGTCGACGGCATGTTGAGTATAAGCGAAGCTATTATGCTATTGAGTAAGGTCGACTTGCCAGAGCCTGTCGAGCCCGCTATTAGTAGGTGAGGCATTAGCGTAAGCTCTTCGTGTACGACGCGTCCGAGGAAGTCGATGCCGAGGAAGAGCGGTATATGCCATCCCGCCGTTGGCAGAGTACAAAGGTCGCGCCAGTGAACCCATTTACGCTCTTTGTTCGGCACGAAGATGCCTACGGCGCTTTCGCCTGGCATCCTCTTCACGAACACGTCCTCAACACCGAGCGTAATGGCAAAGTCCTCGGCTAGTCCTTCGAGTTGTGACACTCGGGACGAGCCTATCGGTAGGAAGCGATATACGCTTACAATCGGTCCTACGGATATAGGCTCAACGAACCGAGCCGCGATACCGAGCGTCGTGAGCTTGTGTTGAAGTACCATGACGACGGAGCGTTGGTATTCGTCTTCGGTGGAGGTAATTGGAACGACGTTGCCCATTAGCCTTCCCTCGAATCTAAATTGACATCCATGATGAGTCGAATGCATGTAGCGGCTAGCTGAATCGCTTCTTTGTCAATCGCGGCACGGTCTTTGTTGTCAACGAAGATTTCGTGCTCAAGTTCGAGATACTCTTCTCGCATGCCCGCGATTGCGTGGTGAAGCGTCGGACAGTCGGGATGTTTTCGCTTCGCTCGTCCGATTTCTTGGACGATTTCTTCGAGCAAGTTTTCGAGAAGTGGTGTTCTCACTTGTTTATCTCCTTCGCGCCAAGCTCCTTTGCCGACACTTTGCCTTGAGTAAGCATCGCTCGATAGCCTGGGGTTAGATAAGCGAACGCTATTGCGAACGCACCGACGTCGGTGAACTTCAAGTAGATGCCTCCGGTTTCCTTCGCGATTCTGCGAAGCAACTCTTCACCGCCTTGGCTGTCGCCAATGTGGACACAGTCGATGGGAATGCCCATCATTTTGTATTTCGACAAAATGCCGACAGGCACTCCGGCGACAGCTATAGACTCCTCGTCGAGGGCTTCGCCTATGAAGGCGGCTTCGTCGTCGAGCTCTTGCTCGCGCCAATCCGTTGCCTCGCCGTCACTTACGATGATTCCGCGTGTCATTGGAATCTTCTCTAGCGAGGCTACGACGCATGAGTGCATAGGAGTATTGCCCGAAGCTTGAACGCCGAACATAGCTGTCGTTATTGCACTTTGCATTGTCGTTAGTTGTAGCTCAACGTTGGGCGGAAACGTCTCGATAGCTACGCTCGTGTTGGTGAAGTCACAACGCGAAGCGAAGTTCTCGACTGCGTCTTTGAGCAAGTCTATACGCTGCTTCATACCCGCTTTGTCTTCCAAAGCTGACATGGACGACGACTTGTCAAGCATAAGGCAAAGGCGATTGGGCATTGTCGTAGCGTCTTCGACGTTGCTCTTTGCTTGATTAACTCGTTGCTGAAAAGGCGAAGCTGAGCTTCGAAGCTTACCTTTGTTCAGCATCAAACCACCTGTCGGTGGTGGGTCGGGTTTCTTTACTATATCTGACATAGCTTTTATCTCCTTTACTTCTCGACGTTGAAGTCGAAGTCCTTTGGAGGCTCTGGTCTTTGAGCCTCAAGCTTTTGATGCCACTCTTCATGCCGCCGTGTATCTTCTATAACTGCTCCACAAGTCATGCAGCGATACGCAGAGCGATAAAGACCTTCGAAGAGTCCACTGTCGATGAATCTGTCATTGAAGTTCATTTTTTATAATACTCTCGCTCAATTCGACTCCAAAGCTCATTAAGCTTCGCCATCTTGACTGCGTCGCCTGTCGGCTTGTCTGGGTGAAGCTCCAGCGAAGCACGTCGATATGACTGCTTTGCAGCGTCGTAGCTTAATAGCGCAAAGAACGAAACAATAGCATCCTCGGTTGTGCCTACACCGACACTAAGATTGGGTCGTTGGTAGGCCTGTTGTTGTGTCTGGGCTTGCTGTGCGACTTGTTTCGATGTAAACGACACCGAATGGATGCCGAAGGCAGTTGTAGCGATGCTACGTATGAACTCGCCGTATTGCTCTTTTACGTACCAGAACCTCGTTGTGGGGTCGTAATTGCGTTCGCCAGATGGAATCAACGTCTTTAGAGCGTTGACGAGTTTCTCATTGTAGGAGCTACTAATAACGTAGGCTCCAGCTTGTTCATCCCACCAAATTTTTGCCTTTATCGGCACGTTGTATCTCCTGAGTGAAACATTCTTTTGTGAAGCATTACCAAAACGACTTCCAAATGATTCGGATTCACGCAGGATTTGTTTTCACATTTGTGATGTATTTCGTATCCAGCGGGAACTGTTCCGAAGTTCTTCTCGAATACGAGTTTGTAAACGTCTATTGTCTCTCCGTTTACTTTCGCGTGAGGTCGTCCATACTTATTGTGTGCTCCAGCAAACGACCAACATGAATCGACGTCTCCCACGATGATGCGAGACTCCCATTTATATTGACCGTTTTTCGAACCTTTGCGACTCATAATGCCTCCTCTGAAAGAAGAAAAGCCCGAGCTAAGTCGGTAAACTCGGGCTTTGCGACCGCGTTGTTATGAGCAACGCTGTGGAGTAACGACGAGGCTATGACTCGCCGCCGACTTAAAAGTGAGGGACGGTCGTTTTTGGTGCTAGCTAACACCTACGCCGTCCCCGCTTCGCACCAGTCTTTGTAGCCGAGGCTGTCCCCACTATTCGCGTCCTAGACTACAAAACTTGACATGGTGCAAAGGTCGTGGTTAGGCCGTCGCAGCTTGCTGCTGAATCAACTGCAACGCAGCACGAAGCTGGTCGGCCGTAATGACGATACCGCCTTTGGCAAGGTCCTTGATTGCACGTTCCTCGGGAGACATCTTCGCGCGTTCGACCTTCTCTGCGACCGCGTAGCTAATGTCCCAAACGCCGTCTTTGGGTGCAAAGGTTTCGCCTTGAAGGATGTCGTTCGCTGCGTTGTCCTGTCGAAGCGACGCTGCGTAGTTGAAGACACCGAGGAAAGTGTCGATGTTTTCGTACTCACCAACGCCGGTTCCGCCAGCGAGCGTTACTGCCTCGTCGACAGTCTCAGCATACTTGTACCCGAAGGTTTGCTGAGCAACGAGCGTCGGTAGTGGCTCCTTAGCCTCGGTCGCGTCCTTGAGCATCTTATTGAAGGCGTTCTCTGAGGTAATGTAGGTCTTGACTGCACCCTTGTCATCGAGCTCGGAGTAGCATACCTTCGTCTTTGTTCCGTCTTTCATTTTTGAGTCTCCTTAGTTGAGTTTATTTGGGGTTTGCTTCGTGTCGCTATTGTTAACAAAAGTAACAGTAACGACATGGAGCATTGCAATGCCTTAAGCATAGCAAACTTGTTTGTGGATGTCAAGTACTATTTTTGATAGTACTTACGTTGGGTGTCCTTCATCAGAAACCAATTAATGAAGCGACGCGTTGTCTGACGAAACATTTGGCTCAGAAAATAGCAGGACGCTATTGACGAGCATATCAGGACAAACCACATCAATAGCACGAAGACAGTTTCACTCATCTTTCCTCCTCAACCAATCGCAATAATCGTCATGACTTACTGACAAGGTCGTGGGTCCGCTAGTAGTGTCTCGCGGATTCAAATACCACGCCTGAAGCTTATTTGACAAAGCATAGCTTTCAGCTATGGATGCATCAGCCTCGACCTCGTTGCTTCCGACGAAAGTCTCGAACCCATTGAAGCTTACGATGTAGCCATACGTCGTAGAGATAAGCGTGCTTGTACTCAAGCTATCGCTGACATGGGTTGCCCTCTTGGTTTGGGCTTTGTCGGACGACAGAATGTCGGCTATTCGCTTTAGTACGTCTGGAGTAAGCTCGGTCATGTGACACTCTTTAGTACATCTAAGACACGAAAAGACGTAATGTCTTTTTGTTCTATTTTATATGGTCCCTGTATTGTGAATCGATGTGAGCATTCAATACAGATATACTCAGGACCACAATAGTAGTCTCCCAGACTTTGTTCGAGCCAAACCTTTTTGACTCCACACATTGGACAGAAAAGATCGCAAGGTTCCCACTTCTCGGTTCGACGATGTCCTGCTGGATAGTTGATGCTGATTATCATTCAAACAACTCCCCCGCAAGGCGACGCCTCACATAGTCTTCGATATCAGGTACGACTCGTCCTGCGAGCTTCTTCCTACCCCATTCGAGCCTAATCGAACGCTCTTCGACAGGTATAACGTCACGCTGAGGGTCGGCTTCGTCTTTAGGTAGCTCGACGAGCTCTTTAGGTAAAACTGGAGCTTCGCCGTTCGTTGGTGGAGTGACGTTGAGTTCTTTGAGCCTCGACTCAACATGCTCCTCCATCGACATCGTCATCTTCTCACCCGAAGCTTTTCTGTCGACGTACTCAATACGAAGTTGAAAGACGAGTTTGTCGAAGGCTTTCTTTGGGTCTTCAGTTGTATGCAATAGCTCTCTCAACGAGTCCGCTAGACGAGCGTCTTCAGGACGAAGATACTCACCTTGCTGCGAAGCATCGTGAATAGCTTTTAGCTTTTGCTGAGCTAATGCTGCACTCACTGGAGGTGCTTCGCAGAACTCTCGCTCTTCTTCGATGAAGAGATGACCGCAAGTTTGACAACGAAACTGAGTGTCGACGTGCTTTGTCTCACCATTGACGAACGTATGCAAGCGATTCATACGAGCATACACTCGTGGAGAACCACACGCCGTACAGTGACGAATAGTCGAGCGTCTACCACATTGACACTCATCACCTTTAATACCGATGAGTCGTTTGTCGACACGCATTGGGTGAACCTCCAAAACAAAAGCGTACCACACTACGCGCTATTTGTCAAGTCCTTTTATGTCAATGATAACAAAGGACTTACCGGAACCTTCGCTAGACTTTCGCCTTTTCGAGTATACTCAGCAAGGCTTTGAGCCTAGACACCGCAGCACGTAGATATACTTCACACTCCTCAACACTACGCTCGCACTTTGTGCAAGGTTCGTGGAGAAAGACGTTATGAGCACATCGCGATAGCGGTACGAGTGCATCTGCGTCGATTGAACGCACGACGGCTCTCTCGTAGCGTATCTTACTACGATGAGAGAGTAAATCGTAACTACGAAGCTCCGATGCTATAACCGACAGAGCTTGGCGCTTAAGCGTAGCATCACGCAAAGACATAGCAATCCTCCTGTGACTAAGCCGAGTTAGCGTAACTATGTCTAACGCACTTTCAGCCTCGGTCGGTGTCAGGGTTTAGTGTGCAATATATAAAATATATATTACGCTCTGAAGCCCAGAGCCAGCCTGCCTCCGACAGTGCGTTAGACATAATTACACTATCTCGCTTATAGACAGTTCCTATGCACCGCGTCAACCTACGGAGCACTCAGCTTCGCCCCGCGACGAGTTTATCGTCATTGTCGTAAACTACGCCTTAGCTTTTGCCTGAGCTTCGCTCGCCGCTTTACGCGCGAGTTCGACAAGCAACTGCTTTGCTTGCGCGGGTGTCATGTTGAATTCTTTGAGCAGACTTCCCGCCGCGCGGTTCTCAGCAGCCTTCGCTTGCGTTTTGACTTGACGAGTAATCTCAGCCATACCGCGCGTCAGTATCTCGTCCAGCGACCAGTCGAGCGAGTGGTCTTCGAAGTAGTCTTTGTGCAGTTGTACGAACCCATAGATGCGACTAGCGGGTACGTTCAAGTCTGGCACTTGGACCACTCGACCGTCGTTCGATGCTACAGACGAAGTCGAAGCCGATTGCGTATTACCATTGGTTGACATAGCGTTTCTCCTTAGTAAGCCCCAGTGTGACTACAACCTACTGAGTGCTTCGCAGGATGACGCGATGCTTTGCTAGTGCATAGCGCGAAGATTACTTCGCGCCCTTCTCAGACTTGTGTTGACGTTTCATATGACGTGGTAGTGAACGAACAACCTGTTTACAGATTGGACATACACTCTTTGTCTTATTGTGACGTCCTTCGCTTCTTGTTGACATAGTGGTAATCCTCCCACTATGCACTAGCTTCGATTGTTGCACAGGCCGACCGACGATATGTAGGTCGTACTACCTGTGCTCATAGATAGTGTTCGCAGGCTGCGTCGACGTGTCAAGGGGTGAAGCCCCTAGGGGCTCAAAATGAATATGACGATGTCTATGAACATACCATCGCGAAAAATTTTCTACCAAATTCACGTCTCACAAGTGTTAACAAAGTTAATGATAACGACGCAATGTTACTGAGGCGTACGCGGCTTATCGGTTAGTAACTTTATTTTGTAAGCTGCGCTTTTTGATACTTAGAGGACTTGACAAAAATCCCGCTACGTGGTAATCTCAACGTAGCTAGTTGCTCGTTGTGTATCTACGTTACGACACTTCATCAGAGGTAAGCAAATATGACCGAGATTCCTGAACGCTATTGTGTCGTCTGTGGTATGGGCTCGCACAGAACCGACTGGGCCAACCGGACGCCTGCGTGTGACAACCATAGCAAAGCTGAGGTCGATGCAGCTCTAGCTACGAAGGCGTCGAAGAGCAAAGCTTCCACCCCGGCGCCCGACGCAAAGCCCGCGACGTAGCTTTACCGAGGCTCTATGAAGGTTGTCTCGCACAAAGTTACCAATATCAAAATTCCGCAGATAGCTCGTTGGCGTATCGCCGGGATTACCGATACTAAGATTCAACAGCTCCTCGGTATGTCGTCAAGTGGGCTCGCGCAAATCTTGGCAACGGACGAGTACAAGGAATACGAAGCAGCGTTGCTCAATGGCCATTTGTCGGCAATGGACCGCGCACTCGCTGGTAAGGTAGAGGCGATTCAACAGGAGTGCCGTACTGCCGTGCCCGCGGCACTCCGTTGCTTGGTGGATGTCGTGACACAAAGACGTGACCTCAAAGCAGCATTCGCGGCAGCTCGGGAAATCCTCGATAGGGACCCGGACCGCACCCTCCCTGCCTCGGTCGATGCCGAGCCTGTCGCTCCTGGAGTACCAGCTGAGGTTATCTCTCAGGCTGCTGAGGAAGGCAATAAGATTGCTCAGAACTATGTTGATAAGGTGAAGGTGAACTAATGAACAGACGAGGATTTATTGGCTCCCTTGCCGGAGCCGCGGCTGTGATACCTTCGGCTGAGTTCAAAGCCGCCAAGACCTTTGCAAGTAGTCCATTGCTGATAGCCTGCGACCTGTCGGTTCGCTCGCTTCAGTGGGCGCTCGAAACGGCGAAGGAGAAAGGCTACGGCAAGCCTCTTTGCTTGATGATTGGTCCTGAGAATCTCTTCACGGCTCGGGAGGTTTTCGGACGCGGCGTTGAGCTCGTGTATACTCCCGACCCCAATGACCCTCAGGTAAACAAAGCCATCGAGCAGGACGTTTTCGGTTACCGAGTCGTAAGTGCTCTTCCGTTTAACTTCTGGATGGTCCAGTTCGAACGTGGAACTGTGACAAGTCAAGGACCAAACTAATGGCCGGCTCATTTACCTCTCCTTCGGGGGCAACACCAAAGACTCGTACAGGCAAGTCTAACCGTCCGCGACGCTCGGGCGAAGTCGGGATGTCGACAAAGCCTGAGTATCCCATTACGGACTCTATGGCCTCGGATGTAATACCGCCTTTTGCGACACGCCGTCGCAATACGAATAACAAAAGTGGCTTCAATACAAAACCCGCACGACCGCCCGCGGGGAGGCTAGCCGAGTGTCCATCGGCGCCGAGTCGAGGAAGTGGAAAGACTCTATGACTACTCGAACCATCGGAGTTCATATAGTATCTCAGAGACCAGGAAACCCAATCCTGCGGTTTTACGTCAGAGCAGACAGGATTGAAATGATCGGTGAGGCTATGGAAGACTACGCTAAAATAGGAGCTGCGTCGTCCATCGACACAAGTACTGGGACTATTTATGTTACGGAGAATATAGAGGATCTCCACGCCGCTCTTGAGGAGTCTTTGAAAGAACTAGCCTAAGACATTCATGCCAGACGTGACACAGCGTTTCACGCCTGTGACAATAGCCCCCACAGACAGCCACGGCGACAAGCTCGCTAAGATGCGGTTGAACTCGCTCGGTTCGCTTTACTACTTCATCAAGTCCACGCTACGCCGACGCCGTTTGACCGACGCCCTTCATCGACCCTGGTGCCAGAGCCTTGAACGCGACTATCTCAAAGACGTCTACGAGCTTCCACGAGACCACTTCAAGTCCACGATTTGTAGTGAGGGCTTTCCCATGTGGCGCTCTTTGCCATTCGACAATCGAGACGAAGATGCATTTCGACGCCTCGGGTACGGTGACGATTTCGTCGCCTTCATGCGTCGTATGCATAAGCGCGATTCTCGAAATTTACTCGTAGCCGAGAACGTAACTAACGCAGCGAAGCTCGGTACTCGAATTAGTGGTCACTATGGCTCCAACGCGCTTTTCCGTGTCCTCTTCCCTGAGGTACTCCCTGACTCCTCTTGTACTTGGTCCAACTACTCGTTGCATCATAAACGAACGCCCGGCGCTTCTCCGCATGGCGAAGGAACCTACGACTTCCTGGGGGTGGGTGGTGCGTTGCAGTCTCGGCACTACGACGGCCTCCTTATACAAGACGACCTCGTCGGTCGTAAAGCCATTGAATCCATCTCGGTCATGGAAAAAACGATCGACTACCATCGCTTACTTGTAGGCGCGTTCGAGAATCCCGATTCTGCGACGCACGAGAACGACGAGTTCTTTGTAGGCAATCGATGGTCCTACACCGACGCTAACTCCTATATCCGCGAGCACGAACCGTGGTTCAATGTCGTGACACACAGCGCCCTCGGCGGTTGCTGTCCTGACCACTCCGCTGACACTCCTATCTTCCCCGAAGAGTTTAGCTTCGAGAAGCTCGACCGTTGGCGCAAGCGTCTCGGCTCCTACCACTTTAGCTGTCAGTTCCTCAACAATCCTGCCGCTCCCGAGAACGCCGACTTCAAGGAGCCTTGGCTCAACTGGTTCTCTATCGAAGAGCCTTCTGAGAAGAACAGCTTCAGGCGGATGCTTCGTCACGAGGTTACCAACGGTATAGTCCGTAAGGACTTCCCAACCGCTCATTTGCGGTTGGGAATGACAGTCGATCCTAATCACTCTGGCAATCAAGGAATGGGCCGTTGCCGTCATGCAATCAATGTCATAGGCTTATCCTCAGAGAACGACTTCTACCTTGTCGATACCTGGGCCAAAGCCTCCGGCTATGACGAGTTCTATGCTAAGATTTTCGAAATGGCCGGTAAGTGGAATCTCACAAAGATAGGTCTAGAGACCATCGCGGCTCAGAAGTACATCGGACATCATATCCAAACGATGTCTCGAATGAAGGGACAACGACTTAACATCGTAGAGTTGAAAGGTGAGGTAGAAGGACCTGACGGTGAGCTCACACGACGCAAAGAATGGCGTATACGTAACGTCTTGGCTCCCATCTTCGAGTCGGGTCGCTTCTTTTCCCAGAGGAAATTCCAAGACTTTCTTGGCGAGTATACGACCTTTCCGAAGGGTCGTTTCGTGGATGTTTTGGACGCGCTCGCGTATGCACCGCAGTTGTTGAAGGCTCCGCAGCACTACGACGAGTATATGAAGCAGCTTCATGCAAACCAGCTTGGTGCTCGTCGTGTTAGTCAGCCTTACGCTGTGAGGATAAACTAATGACATTTGTTCTTTACTTGATGTTCCTTCTTCAAGTTACGTCCACGAGGGCAACATACGGGCACCACGGCTCGGTATTGCTTCCTGACCCCCGAGTTACTCCCGGCATCGTTAGGACGACGGACAAGAACGTCGTATGTCACGAGACGACGAAGGCTCTTCGCAAGCCCGGCATTCAAGCGGTTTACGTCCTCTACGGAGCGAAGAAGCTCAAGGGACAGTGCTGCGAAATCGACCATCTCATAAGCCTCGAACTCGGCGGCGACAATGGTGTTAAAAACGAATGGCCTCAGCCTTACACACCAGTTCCTGGCGCTCATGAGAAGGACCAAGTCGAGAATTACCTTCACCGTCAAGTTTGCTTGGGCAAGATGGAGCTTGTCGAGGCTCAGAAGGAAATTGCAACGGACTGGTATGCCGTCTACATAAAGATGAAGGGTTCGAAATGAGTAGCAAAGCCCTTCAGATATGGCTCAGAGGTATTATCGCGGCTGGGGTGAGTGGTGGTGCTGGAGGTATTCTTACGGGGTTAGCCGCGATAGGTATTGACCCTCAACACTTTAATCTGTCGGCCGGTCTTGGAAGTACGATGAGGATTGGAGTAGCTGCCGCTCTTATCAATGCTGTAATTGGAGTAGCTGCGTATTTGCAGAAGAGTCCTTTACCAAATGATGCTCCTACGAACTAAACTCGAACTCGGTGTGGGCCTTGCGGTCTTAGTGGGAGCTCTGCTCCTTGGCCGAACATGGCTCGCTGACCACGACGCACGACTCCAAGCCGAGTCTCAGTCGAAGGTTCTGTCTCAGACTCAGCAACAGAATCAACAACAGATTCAGGCTTTGTCCGACCTTGTCAGGCAAGTTCAGTCCGATAACCAAAAGCAGGTCAACGCTTTAGCCGACGCGGTCAAGAACCTCAAAACCCCGAACGACCAGCTTGCTTGGGTCATAGCTCAACTCAAGACACAACAGCCTTTGTCGATACAAGTTCCCAAGGACACGACTCAGCCAGCTATAGTAAATATACCGCAGGTCGACCTTCCTGGCATCGTAGCTCAAGTTCAAGAGTGCAAAACCTGTCAGCTTAACCTCTCAGCAGCTACGCAGCAGCTTTCGCTTAAAGACCAACAGATTCAAAAAGGCAACGCGGACCTGACGCTTGAGAAACAAAACTCTCACAACTGGCAGGTCGCGGCTAAAGGCGGTACGACGTGGCAGCGTTTCACTAAAGCCGCGAAGTGGCTCGCTATTGGTGTCGGCGTCGGTGCAGTCGCTGTATGCGGTTCGGGACACTGTAAATAGGAGGATAGATGAGTACAAGCCCTGTGGTAAAGACGAGCTTCTTTGACAAGCTCACAAACTCGATATACCTCGACTACGTACTGAAGGTTCTCGGGATTGTTCTGTTTGGCCTTGCTTTGTTCAAAGCCTGGCATCAGCTTCCTTTCTTCACAAAGGCGCTCCTTGTGAGCGGCCCGATTGCGTGGTACGTCGGAGACAAGTTCAACAAGATTTACAAGTAAAATGGCCGAAGACCTCATCCCCGCGAACCTATCCGACGAGAAGAAGACCGCTCTCGCGACGTACTTGCAGCGTCGCGTCCGCGAGCTTAAGGACTCGATGCGCGAGCTTTATGAGGAGAAGGTCTCGAAGTGGGCGATGGCTTATGAAGCTAAGCCTCGTGAGGAGTCTAGGCAGTTCCCGTTCGAGGGTGCGTCAAACCTCGTTATTCCTATCATCGCTATCCACACTGATACGCTTCACGCTCAGATAATGGCCGCGATATTCAAGACCCAGCCTATCATCGTGGCAAAGATTCTTGGCGAGTTCGGTAAGGATTCCGACAAGTACAAAGAAGCCTACGAGGAGTTCATGCAGTATGCCGCGATTGAGCCCTCTGAGCTTGACCTTTACCGCGTTTATAACGAGGGCTTCAGCGAGTGTATTAAGTATGGGACCGTTACCTACAAGTGTCCTTGGGAGAAGCACACTCGCGACTTCCTTATTCCAGGCGGCGATGGTACTGGGAAGGCCAGCGACTTTCAGCAAAAGACCATCTACGAAGGCCCACGTCCTGAGAAGCTCCCTTTCAACGCCTTCTACTATCCGATTCAAGCAAAGCGCCTTGAGGACATGGACTTCAAAGCTCACAAGCGCGTTATGCTTCAGCATGACATCGAGGAGCGAAAGCACACAAAACTCTACACGAAGGACGCTGTCGAGAAGATACTAGCCTCGCCCGACCGTACGACTCCCGAGCAAGTCGAGAAGGTCAAGGAAGAATCGCTCGGGGCTAAGACGACGGCCTCCTACGGACACAAAGAGTGGGACATCTGGGAGTGCTTCATTACCTATCGCTATAACGACGAAGCCTTTGCTCCTCGTATGGTTGTGTCCTACCACGAGAAAACAAACACAATAGCCCGTGTCATGTACGACAACTTCGACCAAGAGTGGTTCGTCGGCGCGCGTATGGCTCACCGCGACGACATGTATCCTGGGTATGGCTTTGCTGAGACGTTGTGGATGTTCGAAGAGGGTGCGTCGGAGACTTACAATGGATATCGCGACAATCAGACCGTGGCCAATACTCGTGTCTGGAGAGTGGACCCTGAATCTAAGCTTCATCAGGGATATCGAATCTATCCTTCAGCTATGCTCCCCGCAGCAAAGGATGAGATTGAGCCTCTTGCTCACGGAGATGTATCCAACATCAATCTTGACGAACTCAGACTACTTCTCGAACTTGCTGAGCGTCGTTCAGGTGTGAGTCCCCCACAGCAAGGGGCGGGAGCTGGGGGGCCAGGTAAGCGCGGAGTCTATAGCTCGATGGGTACATTGTCCGTCTTGCAGGAAGGCAACTCACGTAAGGACCTCAACGTCTCCGATATGCGTGATGCCCATGTCCGCCTAATGCGTCTGATAAGCCTTCAGTACGGCAAGTTCGGTGGGGATAGCAAACACCACGAAGGACGTCTTGCGCTCTTTGGAGGCAAGCAGGAGCTTATCAAGAAGGCTCTTGAGATGATAGCTCAGCGTAAGATGGGTTTGCCTTGCTACTCAGCTACGGCGAGCATCAATAAGGAAGTCGAGAAGCAGAACGACATCATGTTGAGTCAGATGATGTGGCGTCATTACCAAGCTATTTCGACCTTACTTGGCTCCCTGCAAAACGCACAAACACCCCCACTAGTGAAGCAATACTTCCTCGAAACAATCATGGCTGCGAACCTATTGATGAAGAAGATTCTGCGTAACTTTGGTCATGACGAAGTCGAGCGTTTGGTTCCTGACCCTATCGAAACTGTTCGTAAGATGATGCTCGAAGGAGGTAAAGGTGGAGAACAAGCCCCAAATTCAGATGGTTCCTCACAGGAAGCTCTCCCCGAGGGAGCGGCTCCTGGCGCGGTCAGCGGCGGTCCTCCGATGGCTGGAGGCCCCGGAGGCCAAGCTATTCAGTGAGTGGCTCTACGAAATTCGCTTGCGAGAGAACAAAAAGCTCATGGAGTCCGAAGGACAAACTCAGATGTTTCGTGCTCAAGGAAGCGTTGGAATCCTTGACCTTATCAAAGAGTTACCAACGGATTTACGTCAGTACGAAAAAGACGTGATTGCAGGGAAAATCAAGCCCTTGAAGGAGGAGTAAGATGGGTTGGCTAGACAGAAATAGAAGTAAGGCGGAGGACGATAAGCTCCCCGCTCGATTAAAGGGAAAGACGCCAGAGGAAATCGACAAGGCTCTCGAAGCTGCCGATAAGCTTCGCACGGACCTCGAACTTGAACAAGCAGCACGTCGAGCCGACGGAGAAAAGGTCGTGGAGATTCAAAGCGAGTTCGAGAAGGTCAAGACGCAGCTCGCCACGATTGAAGCCAACAAGAATGTCAAGCCTCCCGACAGGAAGGTCGTGAGTGCTGAGCAGATTCTCGAAAACCCCGACGGCGCGATTACCGACAAGGTCAACGAGCTTAATGCTCCGTTGGCGAACCTCACAATTCAGAACTCCGTCCTTACGGCGCGGATGCTTGCACAACAGGGGCTCAACAACGCTGATATGGCCTCTAGTGGCAAAACAATGGACGGCCGTTTGTTTCAGGCGTGGGGCTCGGAAATCGACGTCGAGGGGCAGAAGTACCGTCCAATTCAACTTACAACGCCTCAGGCGTGGCTCGGTATCTTCTACTACCTCAAAGGCGTTCATGCCGATGAGCTACGCGACCCCGAGACTCGGAAGAAGAAGTACAACTTCCTCGAGCCGGCGACGAGCGGAGCTCCTCCTCAAGGAACCGAGGAGAAGAAGAACGGCGTTGAAGGCCTCACCGACGCCGAGAAGCATGTCGCGGATCGAATGGGAGTTACCTACGAGAATTACGCAAAGCGCAAAGAATCTATGCAGTATGTGAACGGTTAAGGAGCCTTCGATGCCAGAACCTACGATTACGTCAAAGAATTTGCCACCGACAGCGCAGCCATCGATACATCCGACGCCTCCGGGTCCGAAGGTCGAGGTAGCGATTCCT